TCTTGGCTGGACCTGGTACCTTACGGTTCCAGGGCCATCGCCAAGTGCTCCCCTGATAACCCTCACGCCAATGTGGCCACGATGATTGGAGAGGCCCGTGAAGGGCTGCCGTCGGTTCCAGGTCAGGCACTTGCTAGGGCTCGTAGCCTTCAGCATCTGCCTCGGTCTGTTGCCAACGACCATCTTAATCTCGAATTTGGGATTAAGCCTCTCCTATCTGACCTCAGAGCCCTGTTTAAGGCTCTAAGGGACTGTGACCACATTCTGGAAGAGTACTGCCGGCTTGCTGGCAAGTCTCTTAGGAGGAGGTATGTCTATCCGACTGAATCCTCCACCTCTGTTTCAACCGCGACGAACCAATACGGTTACCCGGTTGGTTCAGCGTGGCTGTACAGCCAGAAGGGGCGGGTGACCACGACGACAACGGTCTCCACTGATAGATGGTTCAGTGGGGCCTTCTGCTATTATGTGCCTGGTGCTTCTTCGCTCCAGGCAGATCTTCGCAGGCGCGCCCAACTCGTTAATCACGTGCTGGGCGTGTTGCCGTCACCTGAGCTCCTTTGGGAGCTCCTCCCGTATTCATGGGGCGTCGACTGGATGGTGAACATAGGCGATGTTATGCACAACGTCTCGCTCGCCATCAACGATGGCCTTGTCATGCGATACGGATACCTCATGGAGCATAAACGTGAGGTTGTCGAGTACCGCATGACCGGTCTGGTTTTAAGACCTAACCAGATCGGTGACTCTTGTTACACACGTACACGATACGTGAAAACAAGAGCTCGTTCCACTCCATTCGGTTTTGGGCTCACACCCGGTTCTTTTACGGACCGTCAGTGGGCTCTCATCGCCGCGCTCGGGATCTCCCGTGCGCCGCGGTCGCTCGACTCATAAGGTCGAACGGCCTCCATCTGCTCCTACAAAGGAGCTGTCAGAAGGGATGCCATGTACTCCGATCCTCAGACTGTGACGATCAACTCGGTTGCCCAGACTCTGCCACGTACTGGTGTGGGCGTCCATTCTGGTGAATTCACCAAGGACGACGGAACCGTCCGTCTTTCGGTGAGCCACCAGTATGGTAAGCGCACCCGTCGTACGTGCAGGCTGGACTTCTCGAAGATCGCCGCTGACCCCCTCGTCAGTGCGCAGAACATCAAGTACTCGATGTCTGCGTACATCGTCGTCGACACGCCCATCACTGGGTTCACTGTCGGCGAGGCCAAGCAGATCGTGGACGCCTTGACGGCGTACCTGACTGCTTCGTCGGGGGCCCGCGTCACCCAGCTTTTGGGTGGCGAGATCTAGTTCTAGATCTCTGCGGGCTCGGACACATGGCTATGGATCCTCGACCTCCTAGGAGGCAAGGTGAAAAGCCTTATGTCCCTCTGTCAGCATGTCCTCTCAGAACTGGGAGGATGGTGTCACGTCAGCACCACGCGAGATTGGGAAACCATCTCGCGTCGCGTCGAACACGAGGGGCTATCGTTCCTAACGATCGCCCTACCGCAGTTTTGCAAGGACCTTGACAACGCCCTTGCTTTACAGCGTGTGTCCTCCGACCACTTCGTTGGTTTTGCTCGAAGTGGGGGGCTCCCTCGATTCCTCGGGGGTTTCCTTCGGACTGTGTTCGACGCTAGAAGTGGCGTCCTCCTCGACGATTACTGCGAGGACTCGGTCTACGCGATGAGGCAGATCACTAGCCTTTTTGCGAAGATCGAGATCCCCTGCTCTCCTCATCGCGTGAAACTCGCGATGAAGAAATTCGTCGAGGTCGATCAGGAAGTGGGTGCCCAGGACATCCCATCCGACTTTCAAGACCGGATGGCTATGTTGCTCGTACGACTCTTTCGCGATTCGATCTACGAGTTAGATCGACGCTGTGAGAAGCTCGAGCTTGTTCCTAGGCACGGTCCTGGCGCTACTGCCGATCGCCTACGCGGCAATCAGAAGTGGTGTCAGAAGGAGTGGCCTTCTCGATCTGAGAGGTCCTTTCCCTCTGATGTATACCTCTCCCCAAACTACCGTTATGCGGAAGAGGTACTACGTCAGGTCACTTTCCTGGAACCCGGATCTGAGCGACCTGTTAAGGTCACCCCAGTTCCAAAGACGCTCAAGACACCTCGGCTCATTGCGATAGAACCCACCTGTATGCAGTATATGCAGCAGGCGCTTCTTTCTGCATTCGTCGAGGTCACTGAGGCTGATCCACGCCTCCGTGACTTTCTCGGCCTTACTGACCAGGTAGTCAACCAAAAGTTGGCACTGGACGGTTCGATCAGTGGGAACTACTCCACGATCGATCTCAGTGAGGCCTCTGATCGTGTCTCGAATGATCTCGTGAAGCGGGTCTTCCGGCGAGTACCGCATCTCTGCGATGCCTTGCAGGACTCTCGCTCTACGCGAGCTCATGTGCCTGGGCATGGAGTCATCCCTCTGTCCAAGTTCGCATCTATGGGTTCGGCTACCTGTTTTCCGGTTGAGGCGACGATTTTCCTTCTCGCCGTCTTGGC